CGCAAATCTGGCTCGTTGCCCAGTGTTGCAATAGACGAGTAACCCCTTCTTGGGAAGTTCTGTGGTAGTTTTTTCGTTAATTTTGTTCACGGGGATGTGAAGTGCCTTGGGATAGTGTCCTACACGATACTCGGTGATAGTGCGAACGTCAATGACCTTCTTTATCTTACCCTTCTTTATGAGGCGTTTGGCTTCGGACGCGGAAATGAGGTTCTGACCCATATAGGTGTATGTGAGAGCAGCGGTGAGACCACCCGCTATGATAAGGGGAATCATTTAGTGTTTACTGGGATTTTAACTTTGGTGTGATCCATCTCGAAGCAACACTGAGCGTGACCATCGTATGTCCTCCGACATGAGCGACAATAATACAAAATGGTATAAAGTGTAGAGTCGTCCATACTATATATGAACAAGAAAACAGTTGATGTGTCCACTCGTATCACTCCTGATCAGCTTGCTAAGCGTTCAATGGATAGTCGTTTAGCTGCTATGGGGGAGGCACTTAAGGCTGAAAAGGTTCGATACGAATCTAACTGTGACTCGGAGAAGTTCAAGAGGTTTCTCGAAGACCGACTCACAATTTGGGTAGGGGAAAAGGATAAAACCTTCTACGGAAAGAAGATGTATGAAAAGACGAAAACTTTGATTGACAATTGGAATTAATTACCGAAAGCGACACCAGCCATACCATTCTTCACACGGAGAATGTTATAGTTGACCGCATAGACACGGTGAAGCTGGTTTCCACCCGAGGGGTTGGTGATGCTGAGCTTTGCGTTATCGATACGAGAGAAGTTAAGGGAACCTGTGGGTTGCATCTTGCTCATGGTGAGGCAGAAAGGCCATGAGTAGACGGGGAGATCGTCGAGGATGTTGTCGGGAAGATCTGTGCAGTGCATCTCGGGCACGACGTCGTGATGATAGACGTTGGAGGTGTTTTCAAAGAGGGCCGTACCGTTGATGTAGAGAGAAGAAGAAGAAAAATTGTACTCATCCGACCAGGTGCTACCGGTGGCGTTACCGGAGACCAAATGAATGGACTTCACGGGATGGTTGAAATAGGTAAGGTCAATTTCGGTGTCCGTGTTGGACGCCAACTGGTACTGGGTCTGGGTAATGAGTATCTCATGTTCGTTGTCAGTGAAGAACTTACGTTCATCTGTATCCAGATAAATGTAGTTACCATACACCTTGGGGGTGCTGCCCGGGGTGAAATTGTCTCGACACTTGATACGTATCTCGACATCGTGATACTGGAGTGCCACGAGAGGAAGCAACTTGGTCCAATCCTCACCGAAGAAGAAAGGAATCATGTAATAATTGCCACTGTGATTTTCCTTGCGAGTGTTCGTGGTCACAGCAAACGACGCCTTGGCAGCGGAGTCGCGCATGAGAGGATTATGAACACCCTGGATGTAAAGAGAATCTAGTTCGGAAACCTTCTGACCACCGATCCAGAGGGAAAATTCAGTGGGGCTTGTAGCAGTATTGGAGAACAATCCAGTGGAACTTTCTTGGAAATTGGCGATACCGTCAGCCTCGATCCAGATGTAGCTCATGAGGTCACCCTTGGAGCGGATGGGGATAGTGACTTCATTGTTGGAACCGAACACACCGATGTAATCCATGCGTTCGGGCTTCATGGCGAAGTTTGTGTAACGCTTGTAATTCTGGCGGAAGAAGCTCACCTGGGGATCACCGGTAATGTAGACATCCTGGGCACCCACAGACACGAGCTCGATTAAAGCAGCAGACATTTATTAGTAAATGATATTAAAATTTTGGGACATTATAAACGTATGGTAGTTTTTCAGGCGCTCACATGGGAACCCAGGGATACGGAAGAGGAACATCTCGTGAGTATCTTCGGTAAGACGGAAGATGGAAAATCTGTTTGTGTCACGACCGCATTTCAACCTTATTTTTTCATTAAACTTAATCTAAATACCCCTAAACAGACGATTCAGGAAATCTATAATCTCTTGAATAAAAAATGCCCAGAGTGCCTAGTATCGTATTCAATTTTGAAATCAAAGGACGTTTGGGGGTTTCAAAATAACGAACAGTTTTGTTTTATGAAGATTAACTTCGTAAACCTGCAAAAGCGTCGACGTGTTGACTCGTTTCTAAAAAGACCGATCGACATTTCATCTGGACCTTTCAAGGCTAAAGTATATGAATCGAATCTCGACCCAGTTCTTCGCTTGATGCATCGAACTGGTATACAGTCCACTGGGTGGTTAGACACGGGTGATGAATGTATACGGTCACACTTCGCCCGAGTAGATATTGATCTTTGGTGTAATAAGTGGTCCACTCTGAAACCAGTTGACCGAGATGATATAGCCCCGTTCGTCGTCGCGTCATTTGATATTGAGTGTAACAGTTCTACGGGTAAGTTCCCGGATGCCGATATCGTGGATGATGCCTGTTTTCAAATTGCCATCTCTCTGTGTAAATTCGGTGATGACGAACCATATGAGAAGATGTGCCTATGTTACAAGAAGACGGGAGGTCCTGATGTCGTGAGTTATGACACAGAGAAGGAGATGCTCGAAGCGTTCCAGAAGTATATGCACAAAAAGGATATTGACATCCTTACTGGGTGGAATATCTTTGGGTTTGATCTTGAGTATATTTTCAAGCGATCGTTCGTGACTGGATGTAGTAGTGCGTTTTTAGAATTGGGAAAGCTGAAAGATCATCCATGTGATCTCGTCGTAAAAAACTTGAGTTCGAGTGCACTCGGTGATAACGTCCTTAAACTTCTCCCGATGCCGGGTCGTTTCATTTTTGATCTTTTTCATGAAGTGAAGAAAGGGTACAAACTGGATTCATACAGCCTCAATAACGTTTCGAAGCAGTATCTAGGTGATCAAAAAATTGACATGCCCCCTAGGGAAATGTTTGCGAGGTTTAAGGAAGGTGATCCCGATAAGTTACGGGAAGTCGCCGAGTACTGTATTAAGGATACACTTTTACCTCATAAACTGATGAAAAAGATGTGTACACTGTTTAACCTTCTCGAGATGGCTAAGGCGACATGGGTGCCACTCTGTTTCTTGGTAGAGCGAGGCCAACAGATTAAGGTCTTTAGTCAACTGACAAAAAAAGCGAGAGAACTGGGGTTTATGGTCCCCACTATTCGTTACGGGGCATTACCCGAAGAGCCGTATGAAGGTGCGACCGTACTCGAAGCACAGAAGGGAGCTTACTATACACCTATCACGGCACTTGATTTTGAAGCACTGTATCCATCGATCATGATGGCCCATAATCTATGTTATTCATCGTATGTCATGGATGAGCGTAGATATGGTGACGTTCCAGGTGTGACGTATGAGACATTCACAGTCGGTGACCGAACGTATAAGTTTGCACAAGATGTTCCAAGCCTTTTGCCTGCCATTCTAACGGAACTCAAGCAGTTTCGTAAAAAGGCTAAGAGGGACATGGCTACTGCGACGGGTTCTATGAAGGAGGTGTATAACGGTAAGCAGTTGGCGTATAAGATTTCGATGAATTCTGTATATGGTTTCACGGGTGCCGGCAAGGGTATTCTTCCATGTGTACCCATTGCCTCGACGACGACTTTTAGAGGTCGTGCGATGATCGAAGAGACGAAGAACTACGTCGAGAAGAACTTTCCTGGTGCGAAAGTGCGGTACGGCGACACCGATTCCGTCATGGTTGAATTCGATGTGGGTGACCGTAAAGGTGAGGAAGCGGTCAAGTATAGTTGGGAAATCGGTGAACGTGCGGCCGAAGAGTGTTCCGCTCTCTTCAAAAAGCCGAATAACCTGGAACTCGAAAAGGTCTATTGGCCGTACTTTTTGTACTCGAAGAAACGATACGCTGCAAAATTATGGACACAGGGAAAGGATGGAAACATGCATATGGATTACATAGATGTAAAAGGTTTACAACTCGTTCGTAGAGACAACACACCCCATATGAGAGAAGTGTGTAAGGAACTATTGGATGTTGTCTTAACTTCGAGTGATACCGGACCACCGAAGGAACTCGCGAAGGAGCGCGCTATCGAACTTCTTTCGGGTGATGTACCCCACGAGAAGCTCATTTTGAGTCAGGGGTTGTCAGATAGTTATAAAGTTAATGGAAAATCTGTATCTATCACGAGTTCGGAGAGTCGTAACATTAATCAGGCACATGTTCAAGTCGTGAATAAAATGCGAGAACGAAAACCCGGCTCTGAACCGCAATCCGGTGACCGAGTACCATATATTCTTACTAAGACGGGTGATCCCAAAGCGAGGGCTTTTGAAAAATCGGAGGATCCGGTATTCGTACGAGAAAATAACATTCCTGTGGATTACCACTATTATTTCGTGAACAAATTCTTGAATCCCATATGTGATCTTCTTGACCCGTTATTTGATAATGTGAAACTGGACATTTTCGGTGAGATTATTGACCAATACAAACCCGTTAAGAAAAAAACCGAACCATCGTTGAGTGGTATGAAAAAAGCTGACCTCGTAGAGGAGTGTAAGCGACTAGGTCTGGATGACATGGGTAATATGACGGAATTGCGAAACAGAATCAAAGGGTCTAGAATGAAAAAACAAGAATCGGTCGAGGACATATTTAAACAATACGCGCAAAGAGAAGATAAGTTGAATGAGTGATCACGAAAGGATTATCAATTTTTTTGAGCAAGAACTCGAGCGGCATTCAAACCACATCATTGATGAATACGCGGAAATAATTTCCAAAAAGTATGCAATTCCCCTCGATATGTTATTGAAAGATGTACCGCGTAGGTCATCTAGGTTGATTTGTAGGGGTACAAAGACGAATGGTCAGAGATGTACATTCTATGGAACGTATGATGGGTACTGTAAACACCATACCTTACAGGGTGAACGACTGAAGACGAAACACTTTAACAATTCGACGGAACATACACATGGTCCAGATAAAATGTACGTTAGAGGGTGTCCCGGATGTGAAAATTCAAAGGGGCTTATAGATTTGGGGTCAGTATTGAGTAATGAGTAAATCTGATATTCTACTATCATCAATAAACAATTTTTACACAGAAGAAGAGAATAGATCTAAACTATTAAGAATCCTAGACAAATCAAGTGGAATCTCTCTACGAAACTTAGAATGGTTCATCACAAACTACTCCAAAAAGAATAACATTTCATACACGACAAAAGACGGAAAGTATTTCACGGTGCACTGTGCATACAAATCGAGTTTGGATGGGTACAGTAAAAAACTTTTTGACCCCTTTTGTAGGTCTGAAAAGTTTGCGTACACAGTTCCCGGAACATCTCATGAAATCCATACAACCTTAGCACAGTTGAATTTCATCAAATGGTGTATTAAGAATAACATCATCGATTATATTAGGGATAATAAGACAACTCTGTTTACACGATCTTAGTTTAGAAGAGTATTTGAGCTTCACCACCCTTTACTCGAAGAATATTATAACTCTTCGCGTAAACGCGTATAAATCGATTGAAATAGTACCAATTCGAGTTTACATATGTTTCTGACTTCCATAACTCAAATTTCAAAATCTGTTCTTTTATTAGGTTGAAATTAACCTGACCGGTTGGATACCACGCTTCCGGGTCAAACGCGAAACTATACATATAAACTCTCGACAGTTTAGGTACGCTGGAATGGTATCTCATAAATTGAGAAGTCCTTAAGAATTGTGGGTTTCCGATGTTTTCATCCACAATTTTCAAACCGTCAAGTTCAAGTGTCAGGTACTTTAATTGGTCTGGAGTTACCGTAAATGTGGATGTGCTCTGTTCAAAATCAACCCAGCGTATGGGGTCATAGTTTAAGGGACTCGTAAAAACACCTATATCTTGATGAGCTTGTCGGTCTCTTTGGATGAAGAAATACAACTCTTTCACGGGATTCGAAAAGTTCAGTTTACACTTTATCGAGTTTGTTTGGGGGTCTGCAGTTCTGAAATGTTCTTCTTGAAGTTGAGTTATGACATAATCTGTTTTTGTACACTCCAGTTTTTTCCTTTCTGTGGCACCCAGATATACGAGTTCAGTGATGAGTTCACATTTGGTTATTCTTGGAGCTTGTGTAATTGTAGGTGGTAAAGCTGCACTTACCATCACAAGACCACTCGTGTCGTTAGGAGTTTGTGTTGTAGATTTCTCATACACAAGTTCTTTATAGTCTCTTAACTTGATACGAATTGTTACGTCTTGAAGTTTAATGGCACACAGAGGTAAAGCTAATTCTGGATGTCTATGAAAATAAAATGGTAAATCGATGATACAGTGTAATGTGTTGGTTTCCAATTGTACAGCGTTAATCCCATTTGCCGGTCTACCTAGAAGACTGTTGTCACTTTTATTGATTAGATTTTTAAAGGCAGATTTTTTGGAATCATCGTGAAATGCTTCTGTGTAAAGTTGTAAGTAATCACTCGTCAGTCTATTTACAACTTTACCTCCTATCAATAATTCAGCATACTCGATCAGTGCATTTCCAAATGAATCAATGTAGTAATGGTCGGCGTCAGTAAGCTGCGTGGTTTTGACTTCCAGACAAACGGATTTCAGTAAATCACCGGCATTCATAGGAATTCTGAATTCGCATATACTACCGAAATCACCATTGGAGATTATGTTTCTATATTCTTTCGCGAAATGCGTATTTCGTTTTATAAATTTTGTAAAGTATGAATAATCGTACTTTACGTTTACGTCATCAATTACCCCCATCACATGAAGGTTTATTTGTCCTGAAGACATTACTACTATATCTGATTAAAATTTTAAACCCGCTAATCCATGCGAAAATACGAGCACGTTATGACTCACTGCGTATACTCGAACAACAACCTCTTCGTTGATATTTTCTGGAATCTCAATTTTCAATTCTTTGTGAATGATGCGACTCATATTGACACTCCCCATCGGAATTCCGGATACGGGATTAAGAGAAAAAGAATACGAACAATACTTACCACCGCCATCAAAATTATTTCCAGATGGTGGTCTCGTGTGATTATCCAACGCTTGCTTGAAAGATAGAAATTTGTTGTCACGGTCAAATACGACATTGTTATTGAATTTCAATCCAATCTTTTCAATATCTACGAAGTTAAGCTCGTCTGATGCGCGATGAGCGATAAAAAATAGTTCACTGACAGGGTTTTTGAAATTCAACAATACACTCTTTTCTGAAACACCTGGAAGTATCTTAAATCCTGAAACCTGTAACTGTTGAATGTTGTGAGTGATTGGTGAACTTTCTATAAACGATCTTTCTTCTCCCCCCACGTGAATGTACGTGACATTTAAAGTTGTCTTAAATAATTGTTGTTGCACTTGTGCAGTGTTTAATTCTGATTTGAGTTTGATAGTTATCCGTATTCCATGTTTCTTTAGAGCGCAAGTCGGTAGAGCTAGTTCATTAATCTTGTGAAAGTAGAATGGTATGTCTATAAAGAAGGGATTATCTTCTGCACTAGTAGTATTTCTGAATCTTTGATTCTCATCATTCGAACCATGTGCATACAAATATTCATGTGTCGTAATATCCCGTGCACGAGATTGGTGATACAAAGCGATGTATTCTCCAGTTAATTTTTGAATAGACTGTTCACCTATAAATAATTCTACATAATCGATGAGTTTATTCGTAACAAACGAAGAAAAATCTGGGGTTACAATACCAACTTGTCTTAATTCCGCTTTTAAAGACACTCGATTTATAAAGTCTCCAGCATCCGTGGGTATTCTGAATGACAATAGAGAGCCAAAAGTAGTAGGCGTTTCAGATTCTATAGGATACATTCGTTTATAAAAGGGTGTGTGCTGTTTATACGTGGTTATGAAATGACTCTGCGTCGGATTACCGGTTATGAATACATCTTGTGTACCACTCGCACTCAGCAGCATATATAAATATACAGAAGTTTTTTTTAATACACAATGTTCATGAAACCATTTTTAAATTCGAAACGTGTGTAGGCTGCGTGATACATGTGCATTTCATATGTTTTAGTCAAATCCAGGAATACGTGGAGGGTTGTTTCTATGAAACTCTTGTCTGATATAATTTTGTTGAAATCTAAAATTCCCGAGCGACGTTGTTCGGATGTGTATAATGCGTTATTGAATGTGTAAATATGTGTAATTGGTGTGTTCAGACCACCTTCATATGGGGTATAATATTTAAAGTAGCGATGATTCTGATCTCCCGACACAGATTGAACAGACTCACCATTAAGATAAATATCAATTTTTTCGGCAATTTCAAATCCTTGTCTGTCCACACTTCGAAATGGGTAAGGATTACTCGTAAAATTGAAACGAAGTTTGTACTTGGATTTGTCGTCTTCATTTTCCGAATCAGTCAGTCTGTAGAACCAGTGAAAAACTTTAATAGGTTTATCAGACGTAAAATTAGTTTTGAAAGTTCGTTTATTTATTTCAGATGCTTGTTGAATATGTTTGGAAATAATACCAGTTTCAAATGAATGCAATGAAGACGAGAGATAGAGACGTTCTTCGGGTTTTATATGAATTTCCTCGGTTATAATTGTGAAATCCGGTAATGTTAAAACGGATGACGATTCTGTAAAAAATGACTGTTTGTGGAAGTTAATTTCGAACGTTATTTTTTGTTTATGGATTGAGCATAACGGGAAATAATGTCTATCACCAGAACCCTTGTATCGTCTAGAAAAGAAAAAGTGTATTGGTATGAGTAAGTCTCTTTTGAGGAATCCCAAACTGCTACCTTGTGTGGCAAAATACGTGTAATTCCAACCACCGTTTGTTAATAATTGAACAGCATCATGTTGCGTATCACTCAAGTATAATTCGTTGTACAAGAAATTCCAGTCATCTGTGAGCTCTTCTAATTTTATTCCATCTACATGCATCGTGATACTTTTAATAATGTGTAACGAGAGTTGATCGGGATAATTTGTACCGCTTAATACTGGCATAGTCAATTTAATCCACATATCACTCAACAAATCACCCATCTGGTTGGGATTGAATTCAACTTTCACAGTATTACCGAAAGGCCAGTTCGTATCTTGATCCATTTTGGTGACAACCCTACTTTTATAGACTTTCGTATAATTTGAATATTGTTTTAGATCGTAATTAAATAAAGAATCTTCTGGGTCTTTGGAAAGCAGGTGTGTATCCTGCATTCCAATAGCCTTGAGGGAAATCTTAGCAGCCTCACCCATATCTACTTACTGCTCACATATTTTTAATATCATTCTTCCACATCGTAATGTGACTTGTCTTCAACATCTTCTCTAAATCTTCCTTTGCATGTTTCGCTTCATCCATGAGTGCTTTGACGCGTTCCTCTGTATACTCAACTGTCTTGGTATTGAGGAGATAGTCTAAGTTTCCATCAATCTTGGGGAAGATCGAAGACATCTCCGCCTCCAACTCCACCTTCTTTCTTTTGAACACTACCAACTTCCCCTCAATCACCATCGACACAAACTTTGATTTATGGTCACACATCTCTGCTCGCTTCTCGAGTACATCGATGAGGTGTGCCTTCCGCTTCTTGTAGTGCTCGAGGCGCAACTCCACAAAATCCTTCAAGATTTCCTCGGGACTCTCATACTTGTGAATACCCCTAGTAGGATGGAAGAGATGCATATTGGAGACACGGAAGGTCTTCCTCAGCTTGAGGTCCTTGAGGAGATCTTTACCTGCATAGTCCATGATTTCAAAGTGGACATCTTCGGTGGTTGAGTTGTTGACAAACCCCCCAATTAACTTCTTCTCGACGAGACCATCTAGATACTCTTTGTAATCCTGTGTCCAGCGACCTGGTGGTAGCTCAGTCACGACGATATTTCTTCCAGACCAATTCCACACACCTTCCATCATCCAAGTATCCTCTTCCTTGTGAACAACCCCCTTGAAACCCCTAAACCAAGGTCGCATGGGAACAATTTCATCACCACTCAAAATCCGTTTAATATTGTCCCTGATGTCATCTGGTTTGAATGGGGGTACATAGCAACTGAACCCCGTACCAATACCTTCAGTTCCATTCACGAGAACCATCGGGAGGGTAGGCATGTAAAAGTCTGGTTCGATCGGACGACCATCATCATCGAGGTAATTGAGAATTGCGTCATCCCTGGGATCAAAGATTTTTCGTGCATCTTTGGTCAACTTCGTGAAGATATACCTCGTCTGAGACGCATCCTTGCCACCCATGAGACGTGTACCAAACTGACCACAAGGTTCGAGAAGGTTGATGTTGTTCGAACCCGTATAGTCATTCGCCAACTTTACGATCGTATCCGCCAGAGAAACTTCACCGTGATGGTATGCACTTTTTTCAGCCACAAATGCCGCCAGCTGTGCAACCTTCATCTCATCCTTGAGGTTCTTCTTGAAGCACGCGTACATAACTTTGCGTTGCGAGGGTTTGAGACCGTCAGCCATATGCGCAATAGACCGCTTGAGATCCGCGAGACTGAAGTTCACCAAGTCTTTGTGTACAAAGTCAGAGATGTCCAATTGCTTGACATTTCCATATGGAACTTCAAGTTGATCAGCATCCTTCGCTGTGTTCTCTAGAAGCCAAGACTTCCTAGCGTCAGCCTTCTTTTTATCAAAAGCGAGGACGATAGAATCATCAGTCATCGTATCCATATCGAACTTTACAGTGAGGTCTTGAATCTTCTTGAAATACTCACGCGCCTCAGCACTCGTAGAAGTACCCAAACCCTTGTAGTACTTAATCTTCCAACCCTGTTTTCCGTCACCATACCAGGTACGGAAAGCGGAGTCTGTATAGAAGGACTTGGTTTGTGAACCCTTGGTTGCTTTGATGATTGGGGTCACCATCGAAACCACAAAATTAAGTTTCAAAAGACTGGGCCAGAAATAGTGTATCATGTTGAGGATGAGACCCTTGATGTGAGACCCATCGTTATCCGCATCGGTCATGATCATAAGACGCCCGTATCGAAGCTCGGAGACACTCGTGTATTCCTTACCCTGTTGGAGACCCAAAATCTTCTTGAGGTCGTTGAACTCCTGGTTGGAGGTCAACTGCGCCACAGAGACATCTCGCACATTCTTACACTTACCACGAAGGGGAAAGACACCATAGTGATCGCGACCAACAACAGAGAGACCCGCGACCGCGAGAGTCTTCGCTGAGTCACCCTCGGTCACGATGAGGGTACACTTCCCAGAGTGAACAGTTCCTGCTTTGTTGGCATCATCCAACTTGGGAATACCGGTAATCTTAGACTTACGAGCACCATCAGACTTCTGGAGTTCCTTCATCTCCTTGAACTTTGAGAGTGCCAGAAGTTCATCGGCGATCCCCGTTTTGAGAACATTCTTGATAAAGTTCTTGGGCGGTTCAAATTTACTCCCAAAGTTGGGGGACTTCGAGGTACATTCAGATTTGACCTGACTGGAAAAAGTTGGGTTCTCAAGGGTTGCTTTGACAAATAGGTTGAAGGTATTCTTCACCTGTTGAGGTTTTAACTTAATCTTCTTCGCCATCTCATCGATGATACCATTGGCGATGAGGTTCGCAGCATGATCGACATGGGTTCCACCCTTATTGGTGCAGAGACCATTCACAAAGGAAACTTGTTCCATACCATTCTCCGATGGCCCGATACACACCGACCATCGATCCCCGTTGACACAAGTCACCTCTTCGACACCTTCATGCATTTTGGCGTAAGCTTCAAAGTTTTGTTTGGTGAGAATGTCACCATTGAACTTCACTTTACAGTTTTGGGTCGTACAGATGTTCGCATCCCAAACTCGTTTCTGGAAAATGCTGTAGATGGTTTCGTCCATCTTGGACATCCCGAACCTCTTCCACTCGGGTGTGAAAGTGATAGAGACGGAGGACGTGGCACCCGAATGTTTTTTGATTTTTGGTGGGTCGCAGACAGTCATATTCTTCGACCACTTCTGGGTATAGGTCTGCTTCGTCTCATGGTCCTTGATAGCGATAGAAAACTCGGTGGAGTAGATGTTCGCCAACTTGGCACCATAGCCATTGCGACCACCCACGATACGCTTTTGAGTATCATCGTAGTTGGTACTCGTGAGGAGGTGACCAAAGACAAGTTCGGGATTCCAGAGACCTTCCTTCTCGTGCATCTTTACGGAGATCCCACCAAGTGGTCCGTTATTCTCGATAGTCACCGAGCCACTCTCCTTGTCAATAGCGACAGAGATGGAATTGACCTGTTTGGGATGGAGAGAGTTGCGGTCGATGGCGTTGACGAGGATCTCATCAAAGATTTTCAAGAGAGCTGGGGAGTACTTCAAGTTCTTCTTCTCGAACTTTTCACCATTGAGAATCCAGTAGGATTCTGTGCCCAATTCAACTGGACCGACATAGGAGTCGGGTCTCTTGAGAACGTGTTCGATGTGGGTGAGTTTTTGGACACTCTCCATACTTTCTTGGATGTATTACAATTCTAACTTTTAACTTAGGCCCTCATTTTGTCCAACTTACTTTTAAGTTTTGCCTCTTCTAACATCAAGTCAAGATACTCATCGGATAGTTCGGGTGTATACTCTTGGCACCTGGTTAGATAATCGATATCTGTTTCAAATTCACCTATGACCACATCTGGGTCTATATCAAAAAACTCACCGTTGGGTGCACGGATGTGTGCGTAACGAGCGTGAAATATTTCCTCAAGTCTTTTTGTCTTACATGAAGACGTGGTGGTTTTGTTCTTTATCATTGGAAATGGGGATTTAAATGTTGCATAGACTTTGAACTTGTGTGGAACACCTGTATTCAGTTCACGAGCTCTCTGATTAGGATGTACCGATTCGCCGATTTTCACCTCAGGGAAGGAGTCTGTTATGAGAATGTATATGTGAGAGGCATCCGGTAACTTTTGAGTTGTTTGAGAAAGACCGAGATACTGCTCCACATTTGGGATCGATCTTAGAGGTGAAGAAAGATTGTTCTTATCGTGGTCCGGTCCGTAGTAATATGGATCGGGTCGAGCTCCCTCTTTACGTCTCTGGGAGTACCTGACTTCCCAACCATCAGGAAGTTCGAAATCATGTTTGTCAAGGAGATGTTTTTTCAATTTCTGAAGATGATCCATATTACTTAAAAATTGCAATATAATTCTATCTACTTAGGTATATGCTCACCCTCGCCTCCGTCAAGCCTGTTGTCAAACTCGAGAAGCGTATCAACAAAGCTGTCGTCAAATCAGCTGTGAAGGTCATCGACAAGGTTTACAGGGACAGGGACTATGCTCGGTTCTATGTCCTCGAGACGGTCGCCCGTGTCCCATACTTTTCGTTTGTGTCTGTTTTACATTTGTACGAAACCCTCGGTGTGTGGCGGAAGGCTGACTTCTTGGAAACCCACTTCGCACAGACAATGAATGAGTACCACCATCTCCTTATCATGGAAGACCTGGGTGGTGATGAGCGCTTCGTTGACAGATTTTTCGCACAGCACACAGCCTTCGCGTACTACTGGTTGACGTGCCTCTTGTATGTGGTGTCACCTCGAATGGCCTACAATCTCTCCGAACAGGTGGAAGAGCATGCCTATCACACATACGATGAATTTCTCAGACAGAATGGAGCGAGTCTCTCCCTCGAGCGTCCACCAGCTGTGGCTTCGAACTACTACGATGATGTCAACAACCTATATGACGTTTTCGAGAATATCCGAAACGACGAAGGTGGCCACGTGAAGACGATGCAGGACTGTCAAAACTTTCTTGAGGTAAAGTAAGAGATGTACCTCTACCTGATAGCCGCCATCTTTGTCCTGTTTTTGATGATGCAAAATAAGTCCAGGGGTATGAACAAGGCCATCGAGAAGCTCGTTCGTCAATCTGCTCGGTATGCTACGGCGGCGCAACAAGATAAGTCTCCAGTCGTGGCGATTCTTCACGCCAACTATGCGGCGGCGTACCTCTATGCACTCAAAGACATCGCTACCGAGTCTCAAATTCACAACGCTACGGGTATAGATGTCAAAAAGTTCAAGGAGCATGTCATCAACGTTCAGGATGCGGTTACCAAGAAGACTACAGAAACGTGCCCCGATTTCGCGGGTCAGGTTGACATTTACCTGGCTGAAATCGGAGGAGAAGCCTAAGTGGAGATGTAAAATTGTAAAAATCAAGAAATCAAAAATGGAAGTTATCCGTGATCACCTTTGGGACCGTTGCCTCGCTGATGCGACTAAAATGCACCGCATGAGCGAACCAGATGAGAGATGTGTTCAACTCGCCAACGCGACTTGGATTATGAAAAAGAAGTACCTCGAACACGAGAAGAAGAAGCAGAGTAGACAAATTGTCATACTTTCCAAAATCCCCGAGGTGGTGAACGAGTCGAGAACCAATAAGAAAATTTGTTGCGCGACGACGATGTCTGGAAAGCCATGCTCATTCAAAGCGGTGTGCGGTGACTTTTGTAAAAAACACAGTGTCAAGAACGCGATACTCGGAGCAAAAGTCGATTTGAGCAAAATTAAAATCAACGACTAATAGAAAGATGATGTTAGATCAGGAGAGTCTTAGACCTGTAATAATAGCGATGGCAATCTACATCTCTGTCAGTACACTCGTACCTCGTATTATCAAGAAGCCGGTCGGTATTCAAGTCATCGATGATCTCGTAATGAAACTTATCGCAGAAAGAGATTCAATGATGACTGGTGCTATCCTCATTGGCCTCATTGTCCTTGCCACTAACTACATTCAGGATGAACTCATTTAAAACATTCTCTCGTCCCACTAATTTCTTTGTGTGTTCGTGATCCATGTATCGAACACGATTATCGTACGCGTGTTTCATGTACTCCAAGAGTTGGTCAAAGTTTGGGTCTCCCCAAACCATACCCTTTTTGAAGAGGAAATCATCCTTCTCCAACTCTTGAAGTCCACACTCGATCGTATACGGTGTTTTGATATATTCGGGTGCACCACCATAGTTTGTGATGATCACAGGTTTATCTCTCATGGCTGCTTCAACGGCACCCATCCCCACACCCTCGGAATGTGAAAAGCTCACGTAGCAATCTGATTGATTATGTATTTCATCCATTTCTTCATCTGTGATGAGACCATTGATGACTTTGACTCTCGGAAACGGGATGTGTATGTCCCGGTTCGCAGTGGCCTTCACGACGAGACGAGTGTTCGGTTCATTTAGACGAGCAAATGCTTGAAGTACATCCTTAAATTTTTTACGGGGGTCGGCAATATTACCGATGTGATAGAATGTGTACGGTTTCTCTACAGGTTTGGGGATATGGGCGTGTATCACGTAGAATTCATTCTCAGGAAACTGCCGTGAGAGAACTTTCTTACAGAATTCACTCGGTACAGCGACTCTCTTGAACTCTTTCATGATGAGACCATAATCTTCATGGACAGTCTCTGTTTCACAGACGGTCATACATGCGAGATTCTTGATACGTCTCTTGGCGTGTTTCGCGTACTCGACGTGTTCGGGGATTGGAAGCATAAAAATCAGACCATTATCACATTGTGGAAGTTCTTTCCCAATAACATAATACACAGAATTAACTCCAAAAAGTCGCGTGTATTTTTTAGCATGTTGACCAATACCCGTGTTTAGAGCAGGACCGATGATGATCATTATGTTTAAAGATAATCTTTCTTTTATGTATAGTAATATGGATTCTCTACGCAAAGAGATTGAACAGGAAATACAGCGCAGCCGCCTTGACAAGGGGCGTCTGTACGACCTTCTCTTGAAGATCATCGACAACGTAGGCACCAGTGGCACTGGTGCCCAGGGACCCCCAGGTCCCCCAGGTCCCCAGGGTGTCCCAGGTCCCCAGGGTGGTAGAGGTCTCGCTGGTGAGTGCAAATGTAAGTGTGTAACAACTGATGCTGCACCCACTAAGGCTGTTCCCAAAAGGGCTCCCGCTAAGAAGAAGGTTGCGACCGCTTAAATATATATAAAGTTGTATCCCCCATTATAAATACATGTTGGCTATTGCACCATTGCGTATTTATAACACGGCTGAAAGGCATTGGCGCCAGTATTCGCCTGAAACACCCAGGCGTCCTATCATTGTGAAAGCGGCTTCTCATGTGAAAGCTGAGAAGCTAAAGGTGGACATTGAAGTTGAAAAATTGAAACTGGAACTGAAGAAACACAAGGAAGCTGAACAGAAAATTAAGAGGCATGCGAAGTGGATGTTGCGTTCCACCCAGTCGG